CGTAGTTGCCGTGATAATTTGCATCATAATTAATACCTCTAAGGTTTATATTATCCGATATTGTCATGGCAGATTCTTGAATTAACATAGAAGACGAAGCCAATCCGTTAAAAATTTGCATAAGAGCTCCAGGAGCTGAGCCTGAATTAGCCTTTATCAAACTACTTACTGTTCCTGATGAATTTTCTCCCCCTAAAGAAGCTCCTCCATATTGTACAATAAGAGATGAGACTTCGTTTGAAAACTTATTAGATATAATAAACTGACCATCAACTGAAGAATCTCCAGATAAAACGAACTTCCCAGAGCTCCCTCCCTCTATTAAAAATTCATTTAAGTGACCTATGTCAATTAGAGTGTTTCCTGTAAGAGTTCCTCCAAGAGTTATGTTATCTCCCGTTTTTGTTAGACCATTTCCAGCAGTTGTTGAGCCACCTCCTCCAGTTGAGAAAATATTGTAAAGGTCTGTTCCACCAGAATAAATAACGCCACCCCCAGTACCTCCTGAAAAGTTAGCACCTGAATCTAATATAATATTATTAAATTCAGCAGTTCCGCTAAACGCATTGTTTAGAGCTATTCTTCCAACCCCGTAGGTTATTCCAGTTGCTATTAATTCTCCAATCATCTTGTAAGTTTCTTATAAATAGTTTGTTTAATATTTAATTATATCGTTTTCTTTGGTAGCGACTAAATCATAAATATTATCCCACTTAATTTGAATCTCTATGGATACATTGGTGTCAGCGCTAATTACAATTGACCTACTATCAGCAGCATATCCTCTGTAAGTTGTATTAAGCGTGTACGTTCCCTCTTCGAGGTCGTTGAACTCAAAGTACCCAACTGAATCAGTAGGCATTGTTACGAAGCTTGCATTAGGATATATAAGTTGCATTGTAGCTCCAGTTACAGTTGAGCCAGAAACCGTACCACTAAGGCTGTATTCAGTAAGCGGACTCTCTGAGTCAAGAGAAGGTGGGCTTTGAAGTCCTGCAATCTCAGAAGTCCAAGGGCTATCACTCTCAGTTCTAACAAATGTCTTCATTGGCTCAGCCTGAGTACAAATTGTTTTGTTGTCTGAAAATGTAACAACACTCTGTTTAACATCAAACAAGTTCTTCAGCACTTTAACATTACCAACTCTGTATAATAAACATTTGTTTGTCTTAAGTGATAGTTGATATTTTCTAATTGTCTTGTCTGTAGAGAATTCGGAGGTGCTATCTTTTGTTTTGCTCATAGCAACCTCTTTGTATTCATCCATCTTAGGGACTATGTATGTAAATACAGTTCCAGTAAATCCTGTGTCCCCAGTGTTGTAATTAACTTGAACCAGGTATTCATCAGCACCTTCACCATTTGTCCAGAATATCTCTGGAGTAAATGTTTCAATTTGACCTTCTGGTGTAGGGTACTCAAGTATTGGCTTATCAGGAACTTCGAAGAATGAAAAATAATCTCCAGTTTTAAAATTAAGACCTTCAAAAGCTCCTTTGTCAATTGTTGCTCCAGAACTTTCTGTTACAGCAGTGATAGGATTAACATAAGTACTTGCAGAGACTATTCCATCTTCATTAATTATCTCGTAGTTAGTTAGACCAGCGGTGACATCGACTTCAAATATGAAGTTGGTATCAATTATGTACTGGTCTCTATCTTTGAATAACTCAGTCTTATATTGTCCAAGATTTTTTGTAAACTGTTCAATTTGAAGGTCATATATATTTGTGGCTATATCCGTTGTATTTGCGGTTATAGAAAATATAGGAGTATCGAGTTGAGCTTGAATATCTGCAACCGTTGGGAGAGTGACTAATTTATCTTCCCTTCCTTGTGATTCTTCAGAGGTTTTTCTTTTTGACTTAAGAACATTACTATCTGCGCTTATTGTTCTTGTAATTGTTTTTTTACTTGTTTGACCAGTTACCTCATCTACTTCTTCTATTGTTTCAGTGATTACGTCCTCTGTTTGAATTGCTTCGTTTGAATAAGCCCTTAATCCACTTTGAACTGTGTTATATAAATCCCATGTTACACGATATACATCGTGTTGCAATCTCACAGTTGGTCCGAAACTCGAAGTATTTGCACTGAAGTCAAATCTAATAAAAGGTTTTACAAGATTCGTAAATATAGAACGAGGGTCTTGCATATAATAATCCTTTGTGCCTCCAACAGTTGTGTATTGAGGAACGTCAAAAACAGAAGGTACAGTAACTCCATCCTTTGTAAGAAAGAATATATTCTGATAGAAACTTTGGGCTACATTAGTGCTATTTCCAGTTGTTTCTTGTATGGATTTCTTTACTATCATGTTATGGTACTATTGTAGTTTGAGACACGCTTGGTTGAATTTCTCCATAAATTTCGTGACCCCTGATTTCAGATACAAACCTGTTTTGGTTAACGGTTCCGCTTATAGAGAATGCGCTAATTCTTTTTCCTATACCTTGAGATACAGTACCAACTATTATTACAGGAGTTTGACTGCCGCCTAAAAAATCATTTATTGCAGGAGTGATTTTAGTAGGCGTAAGAGGTGGTCTCAAATCTGGAGGAAGAGCATTTTGAAATTCTGACCCATCATTAATACCTTCTTTATACACAAACCTCTGTCTATGGAACACAGTATTCCTATATGTAGTACCCTGACATTCAAGAATTGTTGTAGCAGGCAATAATTGCATCAAATAATCTTGAAAATTGACCTCCATCAAATCCAAAAAGGCTTCAAGTTTCTTGATTGTCAATTGGTTTGATTTAGGGTCTGCCATTAAATAGTAGTTCATATATATCTTCTTAAGCTCAGGATATGAGAAAGAAGTGTGAACTTGTGAGTTCGTTTTTCTATTTCGTGGTTCTACATTTGACTTGTAGATAAAATCTATATATTTAGTCAATGTCATCCCAGATATTTCTGCAGGATTAATAAACTCACAATTACCTACAGCATATTCAAAAGGTGTTGTATTTGAACTAAATGGAGGCGCAGCGCTTCCCCATACCCAACAAGTACCGCTTTGCTGATACCAACCTTTTACATCACATTCAATTGCTGCTGCTGGACTAAGTGTAGCGCAAAGTTCTTTTGTATTCATTACATTCTCACTACCAGTGAATCCTGTGTCTCCAACTTGAACTTTTATGTTGTCATTTCTTTTTATAGGCGAGAACTCAGGTTCCCATTGGTTAATGTACTTTTGTCCAGTACCTCTTCCTTCACCGCCTTCTTGAAATATAAGTTTACTCCATGAATAGTTTGGAAAACCTCTTGGATTTACTTTTGTAAAAGATATTCCAGTCTCTAATTGAATGGCGAGTTCTGGGTCTGGAATTTCTGTAGACATCGTTTGTTGTACATCGTACACAAACTCATTAAACACCACAAGGCATTCTGGGGCTCCCATTAATTTAAACAAAAACTGAAGCGCATCTCTCGTTCCTTTTTTCTTATAAAGCCAGTTGATGTTAATCAAAATCCTTTTCCAAATCTCTACATTGTAGTATGCAAAAGAATTTTGTTCAGGATTCTCCTCAGAAGCCAGGTATTCAAAAAGGTCAATTTCACTAAATGAACTTGACAGCTTCCATCCAAGAAGATTACTTAGTTTGACTAAGAATTTTTCTGGAATACTATTTTCATCATTGTAATTAATAGTGTGAGCATAAGCTATATTATCAATAAATTGTTTAATCTCATCGAACTGTTTTGCATAAGCTGATGTGAATTTTTTATATATCTGAGTATCTGTATCAAATTCAAGATAATTATCTGGCAACATAGTTTTAACCATGATGTCAGTTTTATCCATATCAACGTTTCCAGCAAGAAGAAGTAAATCACTCTGATATGATTCAAAATTAGAACCCTTTGTATCTGGATTGAATCCATCAATAGTTCTTGGCCAAGGTAGTTTGTATGTAAAGTTTTGCTTCTCATCATCAACGTCTGGAATGTCAAACAAAGCTTCATTAAGCATTTGTCTTTCTAATCTTGATTGTTGAATTCTATATTCGGTCATCCTTTTTCTGGATGGCCTGATGTATACTGGAAGTTTACTATAAGTTCCACCGCCCTCAAAAGGGGTAACTGCTCCATTCGAAAGATGACCATTAATAACGAATTCAAGAACACCATTAGTCCCTCCAGTATAAGAGTATGACTTAATTCCAAAAGATTCAGTTACAGCCGTAGTTGCTCCACTAAGTTGTATCTCAAATAAATTAGTTTGAGTCATTAGACTTACTCGATTTCCAATTGTAGACCCAGAGTTAAATAAAATAAATCCTTGATTTACAATTGTATCTGCTGGAATTTTAAAGGTTGATGTCTTTTCTCCAGTTATTTGGTTAAATGCTTGAGAATAATCATATATTGTGACACCTTCTAAGTTATCATAAGCAAGTGCTGCATATGGAAATGTGTCAAGAATGTTGTTTATCGAACGTGCTACCTCTGTATAAAAAGACCCAAAATAAGAATAACTATAAGGGTCTGATGCAATAGGTCTAAGCTCATTGTTCTGAACTGATGTAGATACCACAGGATTGAAATCTTCAATGCCCATGTTTTCAAGAGTAGAAAAAGGAGTGAAGGTTACGTTCTTAGCAGTACCAGTTAGTGCATCCGACTCGCTGCTTCTCTCAATCCTAAAATCACCAAACGTAAATATCGACTCAGAATTCGTGTTAGGAAACCTAAGGTCTTGGCCTGGTTGGAACGCTGGCGATAGCGAATTATTCGGATTTGAAGGAGTATCTGCCATGTAGTTGTTTTCTAATAAATATTAGCGAAAAAGATTCCTAATGTCAATGCAAAATTTATTTTTATTGAAAACTATTTATATTAGGACAAATATTAAATAAATTTTATCATTCTATTTATAGAAAAAAACACGCTGAAATGAGTTACTTACCAAACGAGCCCACAACTTTTATAAACATAAAACTTACCGATGATGGTAGAAAACTATTGTCGTTAGGACAGCTTACTTTTAATAAAGCGCTCCTTTCTGATAGAGAGATAAATTATGGAATTGATAGAACTGGTGCATATGATATAGGATGTAAAAATAGAATTATAGCACCCAAAGATGCTGCGCCTACTTTTGCAAACCCTTTTAATTTTGATAACAGCCCAGCTGTTGCAATCACAGTTGGCTCTGCAACTCAAGTTATTACAGCAGCAACCGAATCTACTGGATTTTACACTGGAAGTACTGGAGCTTGGGGATATGATTCTGATGAAATATTAGGGTCTAATACAATAGATTATTCTTCATACACTCCAGATGGTACAAATACAATTACTGTAGCTGGTGGTGGAACTGGATACTTTCCAACAGGAGGAGAGTTAATGTATATCCCTTGGGAGACAATTCCAAACAGCGCTGTTGTTTATGATTCGTCAACTGCAATTCTTTCAGCTAATCCTACAAATAAATTGTGGTACAGAGTTCTTTCTGCTGACACAGGAGCAACAACTGTAACTCTTGATAGAGCGGTTCCAGATTTTGGAGCACCATCAACATCTCAGGTAATCAATTCTTATTTTTACCCATTCAATGGTATTGAAACTTATTACGGCTCTGCCGCAACTGTTAATACCCAGGTTTGGAATATGAATATTGTTAGAACAAGTTCTGTAGAAGGAACTGATGCTTCTATTAGTGGGTATACCACATACGGTTCAATAGAATATAATGGAACCAAACAATATCTTGGTTTCGAAGATGAGACAAGACAATTTGGAATCATCCATTATTCAAACGAATTTACTGGCAATACATATGCTGAACAACTTGTTGAAAAGAGTGTTGAGGTGGATATGCCAGATGTTATGTGGCACAAGCATGCTGCCATTGCTGGACAAGGAACTTCTTATGGGCTTAAATTATATGATGTAGCAGGCGCTACTACTTTTGATGCTATTTCTCAAACAAGCTATAGATACCTAAGAGATGGGGTCACTACTTCAAGTTCAATTGTTGGTAGAGTTTATCACAAACTTAAAATGATTGTAATTACTGACCCAGAATTATTAACAGCTCTTACTTATAAGTCAAATAGAAATTATACACTACCTAACTTAAATGTAGATACATCATCGGTTCCTTTGGCTCCACTTGATACTTCTACATCTACAGGTTTGCTTAAAAGTGGATACACATATTTTGTAACTTACATAACAGAAAGTGATTCCACCTATGCGAGTGGAACATCTTATGGATACCCTCAAACTTTGCCTTGCCAATACATTCAAAGAATTGACGGAGAAGAAGATTCATTTGGAAACCCTCAATATCTTAGAGCTTTCTACAACACTTCTTACTTCCCTTATCTTAGAACGTCTGCAGGTATGACTTCATACTCAGGAACTGGGTGGAATGCAAACAAAGTTCAACTACTTGTTAATGAAGTTAATTTAACTACAAGTCCAGATGTTAATTTTGACACAATACCAACCGATGGATGGAAATTGGTTTCTTCTGGAACTTCTGGAAACGGTATTTACACAGGAGCTACTGGTACCAGCACAATTTACCCTTCAGACCTTGCAGGTTTTCAATTCATAGTTTCGAGAGAAGACTTTGATAGCGGAACAACATATGTCTTGGATTCAACCTTCCATGACAATAATGATGCTACTATATCTGGAATGACTTTTGGAAATGAATCATTTTTCTTTGGAAACATAAAAGCAACTATAAGAGCAACAAGTTACAAATCTGTAATGACAGTTCTTGCTCCAGATACATTATTTAACACTTCAGTCAATTCAAGTTTTGATGGATTATTAGACACAAACACTTACATAACAGAAGTTGGAATATTAAACAACGATGATGTCCTTGTTGCGGTAGGTAAACCTACATACCCAATCAAGAAAAGTTCAGCGAGATATTTAGCATTCCAACTGGAGATAGATTTTTAAGGGTTTTTTTAAATTAACATATTTATAATAAAATAAAAAGAAATGGGATATATACCTTCAGCAGATACAGTTTACGCAGTCGCTTACCTAACAGAGACAGGTAGGGCATACTTGTTCGATGATAATGGGAGTAGGTTTGACGTAAATGGTGATGATTTATTTGAAATCACTAAATTTACTCTTTCTGATACAGATACAAATTATCAAACAATTTTAAATCTATCAACAGGCGAGGTTCCAGATGTTACTGGTAAGTCTGAAGGGTGTTTAAAAACAACTGCAAACTACGTTCAAACAAATTTGCTCGCTTTTGTTTTTGATGATACACCTACAAACGTTGAGTACTCGACAGATTTAGATGGAGATATACTTCTTATTAAAGAAGGTGATTTACCTAATAAATCAGCTGGAGAGAACCCGCCAGCTCCGATTTTAGTACTTGGAGAAGGCCCTTTTACATTTAATCCAGGAGGAATAAACTAATTATAAAAATTTAAAAAATGGCAACAGCAAATCAAAACCCAGAAAATATAGGATTTCCAATGGCTCAAGTAGTTAATTTTACAACTACTAACCTAAGTAATGGAGACCCATTTGTTGAACCTCATACAGTATCGGGACCATCTGGTTCTTTTAATGTGCCAGTTTCTGCAATTAATATTGGAAACAATAAAATTGTTATCCCTTTAACTTCTAATACTTCAACAGGAGCAAACTTCTTAAAACTTCACTTGCCACAACCTAACTCAAGTACTTTTTATGTAACTTTTTGTGTTAAAAATAGAGCAATGCAAGATGGATATTATGACTATACTACTGGTATTCCTTCGGACTATAGAACAGACCTTAGAACATTTACACGAGATGGTAGTGGGTTAATTCCTTCAGGAGGAGCTACATATGTAAAAACATTGGTATTCCAAGTTATTGGATTAGACACAAACGTAACATCTGCAGCAGTTCAATATATGGTTAAATTTTCAGCTGTATTTGCAGGAGCTGGAACAGGAGGAAGTTTTCCTGGCGTAGCAGGAAGCTTCCTGGCGTAGGAAGTTCGAATTCTTAAAACATTAAAAATTAAAAACAATGGCAAATATTCCATATAAACCGATAACAAGCATAATCTCTACAAGACAAGAGACTTCTACGTTTAAAACAATACCAGGTGGTGTAGATAGTGCTCCGTATAGCGCTCTTACTTATACGTTATGTGGTAGAAATGACGAAACATCAAATGGAGGTCCAAATTGGTTAACATCAAAAGAGGCTAATTACTTCATTTCATTTAGAGTGCCTCACGCTGAAGACCAACTTAGTACTGGGTCAACTTTGTCATTACAAAATCCATCACTTCAACAGTTAAATGTTGATAAAATTGTTGTATCTCCAATACCAAGAGAGTATTATAATGAAATTATAGATGGTAGAAGTATTACATTTACTGTCCCTCAATTAAGTGGGTCCACAGACATGTCTGGAATGACGGTTAACTCTTCTACTTATAGTCAACTTACTAAGTTTCAAGACTCAGTGCTTCTTGGTAACAACATAGCTTTCTTATTTGCAGATGATATTAACTTACCAAGAGTTGGTACAACTGGGGGTGGAAATACTTCTTTCTTTCCAAGAACAACTTGGAACGTGACTCCTTTTATAAACAAGCCAATGGCTCATTCTTATTCAGACCTTCAGTCTTCTGATATTAATACAGATACAAGACCTTGGTCTGGAGTTAACCTTGCAGTACAAGTTGAAGAAAAATATCCAACAAGTACAAACCAAGGTTATAACTATGATATTCCTGTTGGATTTGTAGCTCTTGACAAAGGGTTTATGGTACTTACTCATCCTGATATTGTAGACAATATTCCATGGGGACAAGGTTATGACCTTTATACAAATGCAGCAAATACACTTTCTGGTACAACGGATGTTTATTTTACAAACACAGCAGCGTCTCAAGTTATGTTCAATGATATTGACATTAACTTTAGAACATCTGTAGTTTGTCTTGCGCTTCCAGCTGAGTTTACATTTTCTACAAACCCATCTTGGAACCTTGAATACAACCTTCAAGAACTTAATAATGGAACTAACGGTTTCGACCCTGTTCAAGTAACTGAAATAGGTCTTTACAATAAAAACAGTGAACTTATTGCTGTAGCAAAGATAGATAGACCAATTGAGAAAACTTACACAAACTTGATAACCTTCAATTTAGATATTGATGTTTAAATCTTAAATAACAAATTTGAAAAAGCCCTTGATATTGTCAAGGGCTTTTTTTATGTTTTATAAAACAAAATTATGATTCTTGCATTAGATGTATCAACAAGTTGTATCGGCTACGCTCTATTTAATGAGACTGGCGAAGAACTTATGGAATTGAACTACGTAAAGTTCGGAGCTAAACTAACCTTATTTGAAAAACTGAAGGAATTCAAAAAACAATTAAAATTTCTTGAAGGCAAAGATATACAGTATATTGTTATCGAGGAACCTTTGAAAAAGTTTGCAGGAAAATTCTCCAGTGCGAGTACAATTTCTATTCTTAATTTCTTCAATGGAATGATTAGCGCATCTGTTTATGAAACATTTGGAGTGGAACCAATTCACTACAACGTAAACACTGCAAGAAAAACTGCATTCCCAGACTATAAAGCAAAACAGAAAAGTAATGAGAACAAGCATCAAGTGTGGACTCTTGTTCGTGACCTTGAGCCTCACATTGTTTGGAAATACGGGACACGTAGTCATAAGTTATCTGTAGAGAATTATGACATGGCAGACGCATATACCATAGGAATATGCCACATCAACATCATGAATGAACAAAAGAAGATGAAAGATGAGTAAAGAATTTTTTTAGTATAAAATTTAGATTATCGTGTGATACATATACTGTTGGGTAATTAATTTTTGCAAAATTCAACCCAATTCTGTACATTTGCAGAATGGATGGCAATAATGATTACGCAATAGTTCAGATACTTAAAAATTTTTTAGGTAATCCAAAAGACGAGAATAATGCTTTGAGCAAGAAGCAGTGGCAGTTTAATTGCCCAGGTCCTACATGTCGTCATGATGTCGATAAATTCAACCTCGAATACAACTCTGATAAAAAAGCCTTTAAGTGCTGGAAGTGCGAGCCAAGATATGCTGGTTATGTCCACAAGCTTGTGGATGACTACGGCTCTCAAGAAGATTACAGAAAGCTTAATGTAGTTTTCCCAAAAGAGAATATAAAAACTCTCCAAAATCAGAATAACAAAAAGATAAAAGTTGACCATGAACTAATTACTTGTGAGCTACCAAAAGGTTATTTACCTCTTGGACAAAAGAGAAGTTCAAGACTTTATCAACTTGCTTGGGATTATCTTACTGGAAACGGTAAAGGACAGAGAGCGGTTCCAGAATCATTCATTGATAAATATGAAATAGGCTACACTGAAAATGGTCCAAGAAAATTTAGAATAATAATCCCTTCTAAAAACAAGTTCGGAAAATTCAATTACTATGAGGCCAGGTCATTTATTCCAGGCCCAAAAGAAATACCTTATATTAAACCATCTGGAGAAGAGGTTCACAAGAACGACATCATCTTTAATGAGTATTTCATAAACTGGGATTTGCCAGTTTTTCTTGTAGAGGGTGTGTTTGATATGTTTCGAATACCCAACTCAATTCCAATACTTGGGAAAGAAATTTCAGAATTATTGACTAATGAATTGTTGAAGCGTAAGTGTACAGTTATTTTATGTCTCGACCCTGATGCAATTAAAACAATTGTTGAAATTTATACACTACTTTCCTCTTTAGGTTTGGACGTTTTTTATGTAGATTTAACAGTGTACAACAAAGATATTTCTAAGATATACGAAGACCACGGAAGAGAAGAGGTAGCAAAAGCCTTGAGTCAACTTAAGCGTCTTGATTTGTCAATAGAAGTGCAAAAGAAATTAAAATAATTACTACAGAATGAAGATAGCTCACTTAGCAGATATACAGATTAGATTTGGAACAAGACATGAAGAATACAGAAGTGTATTTGAAAGATTGAACGAAGACCTTGAGAAGCAAAAGCCAGATAGAATTTATGTAGCAGGCGACCTTGTGCATCAGAAGATTAATATGTCTCCTGGTTCGTTTAACTTGCTTGCGGAGTTCTTGCTTAACCTTTCTAAGATTGCTCCTACGGATGTTATTCTTGGTAATCATGACCTTAATCTGCAGCAGTTGGAGCAGGGAGATGCTATATCTCCAATTTTTCACCTTGCCAACATGATTGAAGAAGGTGATAACAAGAAAGCTTATGTTGTAAGTGAAGAAAACAAAGACTCAATAGATTACAATCAAAAAGCTGTCTACTATTTTCCTGATTCAGGTTTTTACAACATTGGAGAAGAACTTGTTTATGGAATATATTCTTGTAAGGATAATGAAATTCTAAGTTTAGAAAAAAAGGAGCCTGGAAAGAAATACGTTGCAATGTATCACGGTACCGTATACGGCTCAAGAGGTGACAATGGATATGAAATGCATGGAGATAATCTAATGCGTCTCAGCACCTTTAATAACTTTGACATGGTAATGCTTGGAGACATCCATGAATATCAAACATTTAGAGAAGATGAAACTGTTGCTTATGCGGGTTCTCTGATTCAACAAAACTTTGGAGAGTCAATTGATAAAGGATACCTCATGTGGAATACAGACACTTGCGAGCATGAGAGAAAGTTCATAATGAATGACTACGGTTTTGCTAAGGTTGACATTTCGAGGGGAGAAGATTTTGAAGAGAGAATTGAATTTATAAAATTCAGCAATAACAAAAGGAAAACAAAGGTTTACATCACTTGGGAAGATTATGAAGAAAACTATTCCATTGAAAAAGAGAACCAAATCAAGAGACTTGTAAAAGATAAGTACAAATGTGAAAGCGTAAGGGTTGAATTCAAGGAGATAAGAAGGGATATTGCAAACATTGGCGAAGAAGAAGATTTTGATTACTTCAGTTTTGAAGACATGTTTGAAGAGTGGGTTGTTGAATCTGAGGCAGATGTAGACAAAGACCTTATGAAAGAGCTTTTGGATTTCTCCAGAGAAGTCGATACCACTCTTGAGATTGATGAAACTCAACTCAATTTAATTGATGATTGGGATTTAAACAAAATAGAGATAAGCAACGTTCTGTCTTTTGATAAGAAACCTCTTGTAATCGACTTTGACCAAATTAGAGGTCTTACAGGTATTTTCGGAAAAAACTTTAATGGTAAGTCGAATGTAATAAAAGCTATTGTCTGGGGCCTTTATAAGGAGATTATAGGAGGTAACCAAAGTAGCGCTAAGTATCTTGTAAACATATACACAGATTCTAACACTGGATATGTTAAGCTTTTCTTGACCATAAACGGAGAAAGTTATAGAATACATAGGCAAATCACTAATAGTGGTGGTAAAAATACTTTTAAGACAAAATATGAAAAATTAGTCAAAGAGTATGATGACGATGGTGTTGTTACTGGGGAAAGTTGGACTGATAAAATATCTGATAGAAAAACTGCAGAGCAAAAAGAAGTTCAACAACTCGTTAAAGATGCGATTGGTACTTATGAGGATTTCACTAAGACATCACTTCAAGCTCAAGGTGGTGCTGGAGACTATATTAGTCAGCAGCAACAACCTAAGAATAATTTAATCAGTAGATTCTTCGGACTGGAAACTTATAAGATTAGACATGACTATGCTAAAGATTTCTTTAACGATGTCAAGAGGAAGCAGAAAGACCTTGGGAACGCTATTGAGATAGAGGATAAAATAAAAGACATTGATGGCGAGATTAGTGATAAAAATAAAGAACTCGACTCCTTCAATGAAGAGAAGAGTATATTTGAAGTTAAGTACAGCGATGTGAGTGACGACATTCTTGAGCTTACAAAAAAGTTAGAGAAAGTAGAGGACCCTGGAATAAAGAGCACAGAAGATTCTGAGCGTGAAATCGTATATCTTGAAAATGCAGTAAAAGCAAATGAAGAAATCGTCACGATGACAGAAGAGTGGTTGGCGAGTAATTTCAAAAAAGAACTTCCCTTTAAAGAGGGAGAAACTGTAGATAGCTTACAGATAAAGTTGAATACAGAAAATTCTACAATAAAATCTGCAGAAACCACTCTTGATACTATGAAGAAGTGGGCCAAAGAGAATCCTGAGAAAAAAGAGATTGATATTGATGGGTATGCTGAATCTATTAGTGACCTAAAAGAAAAAATCACCACATTAAAAAGCAAGCTACCCACCTATCAAGGGAAGAGTTGTCCTACGTGTGGTAATGTTGAACAAAAGGCTGACCCAGATAAAGAAGAAATTTGTCTTGAAGACATCAAGATTAATCAAGAACTTATTGTTCACAAGGAAAAGAAAGTAAAAGATGCTGAAGAAGTTGTTTCTCATAATAATAAAGTAGCGACAACAAAAGAGAGAATAACATTGGCCGAACAATCAATTTCAGTTAAAAAAGATTCTGCAAAACTGATTCAAGACAAAATAGACTTAATCAATAACTCGAAAGATATTGTTGAGCATAACGATAAAGTGGAGAGTCAGACAAAAATCCTTAAAAGTAAAAAATCTCTAATTGAGAATGACAAAGAAAAGATTAAAGCGCTTAATGATAAGATAGCCAAATTTGAAGCTAACAAGGATAAAATCAAAAATAACGAGAAGACTCAAGACAAAATTGATTCTAAAGTTGAATTGAACAAGACCTACAAATTAGCTATATTCAATTTAGACAAGAGTATTAATAAAGCTTTTGGAGAAGTTAAGGTGTTGGAGAATAATAAAGAAAACTTCGGAGATAAACTTAAGGACATTAAAAACTCTGAGAAGTTATTTAAGAAATACTCCATCTACCTTCAAGCGGTTCACAGAGATGGGATACCAGCTTCTATAATTAGAAAAAAGTTGCCAATTATTAATGGTAAGATTAACTCTATTCTACAAGAGGTCGTAGACTTCAAAATAGAGCTTGAGATTCTTGCTAACGGAGATATTGTGGAAACTTTCTTCTTTAGTGAAGATAAGTGTGATTCTCTTCCTCTTGCTTCTGCGTCTGGAAGTCAAAAGTTTATTGCGTCAATTGTAATAACTGAAGCTTTGAGGCATATGAGCAGGCTTACAAAGCCGTCTGTCAGAATCATTGACGAAGGGTTTGGAACGCTTGATGACGAGCTTACAATCGGAATTGTTAATATTTTGAATTATTTACGTAATAAGTACAAAAATGTACTGATTATTACTCATAGAAACGAGATTAAGGATTTTGCGGATAGCATAATTGAAGTTGTTAAAATACCAGGCAACTTGAGTCAAGAAGTCCTTGACAACAATCCTAAAGCTGGAGTTTCTGAAGTTACTATAACATAATGGCAAAAGAAGAGAATAAACCTGAAGAAAGAGAAAAGTCTATTGACGAACTTGCACGGGAAGCTATGGAGGCTATTAGGAAGTCTGAGATGAACGAAAAAAGGAAATCAGAAGACGAGGCTAAGAAATCATTAGAACTCAAAGAGGAGGCTTTAAAGAACGAAATCAAGCAGAAGATTAAGCGCAAGCTTAGAAGGCTTGAGAAAGAAGAGGCTAAAAAGCCGAAAGTTGATGAGGTTGATACCAGTCACATGGTTCATTGGTCAAACCCAGATGGTAGAGGTATTAATTACATTGGAGAATACGAAGAAAATCCTTTGTTTAGAATTAGTCGTGGAATGAACTTGTTTCACATGAAAGTTACAAGCAAAGACGTTTTGTGTGAGGAGTGGAGAATAAATTCTCATACATCTATAAATCTCATCACCCTAAAAGAAAAAGCTGACAAGATACTAAAAGAATCTAACAAAACTAAAGAAAAGATTAAAGCCGAAGAAAAGATTAAGGCTGAAGAGGAGCTTAAGAAACAGAATCCTCCGAAGTAGTATCTTCTTTTGGAATATCTTGAGCTTTAGGTAACACGGAGAATCCTTTTGATTTAGCAAACTTTTCTAAAGCTATAATTCCAACGCTTGAACCAGGTACCGCCTGTAATCCAATTAAAGCAAGGGCTTTCACAATATCTACTGATTGGTCTTTTAAAAACTCAACTTCTTTTTCGCTAATATCAGAATCTGATAGGATTTTTAGAAAAATTTTTGCAGCCACTACAGTTTCTATAGTCTCTCTCTTAACGGCCTTGCCAGCGTTTTTAATTCCAGTCCACGCCTTGTCGATGTGGCCCCTGAGCCAACTCTTCGTCTCTTCGTCCTTAATTTCATCTAAGTTTTCAGCACCGAAGTGACTAAGTTCTTTATCAATAATTTCCTGCTTATCTATGTTTTCCATAAGCAATTATACGAAATTTATTTGAAAAAGTTTCTTACTTTCTTATTTTTCTCTTGAATTGGTTGGTCCTCATACCCCATTTGGTCAATATCTTTATTTAATTGACTTTGAGCTTTTTGTTGTTGCTGAGGTTCTGGTTGCTGAGGTTGAATTTCTGGCGTAGCAGTAAGTTCTTTCTCTTTGGATTGAGCAACAAGACTATCTTGATATGCTTTTGCAGCACTTGGGCTATATACAGCGTACTTTGAAGACATTGCTTTGTCGTTAGGATTGTATCCTGGGATGTCATCACTAAAGAATCTGTCTGTAAACCACATAGACCTCACATTTTCTCCTCTAAATAATCTCCAAGCATTGATTCCATCTCTTTCAGCTTCGACCTCTGCGCTTCTAACACCCGTCTCTCTGGCTGCTTTTTCTGATTGACCCGTAATGTGAAGCCCTCTTATTACCAAATTTCCATTTTTGTCAGTACCCATTGCAACTGGATGAATAATCCTTGATTTGGCTACTGGCATTCTTGTTTTATCATTGTTTGTCTGGAAGTTCATCCCAACCTCACGACCCTGAAGAATAGCCTGTTTCATCAACTCCCTATTAAAAGGAACTCTTTCGTTGCTCTTGGCCATAACTTTAGTTTTTTCTTCTGCAGAAATTTCTAAAATTAGAGTCTCAGAAAGTATTTCTCGAATTACCCCCCTTATATATGATTCAGTTAATTTTGACATTTTTCAATAAAATCTTCTAAATTTTTGATTTTTAGATGTTTTTTTCTTCTATTTAGTAAAACCCGCTATAAAAAAATGAATAAAGATTCAAACTATACAGCGCTTAATACTAAATATGCTAATAAAATTCATATTAGCTTTAGTGAGTTCAATCTGTTTAACCAATGTGGACATAGGCATCTGGTTGAAAAGCATCTGAAGTTAACAGAGCAAGTGATGACTGTACATTTGTTTTTCGGTAACGCCATACATGCTGCGCTTGAAAAAACTTTAAAAGAAGCAGTTGGTCTAAAGAGGAGGGTTGATTTTTTTAAGAGAACTTTTACAAAAGACATGCTTGACCACATGAAGGATGAGCCAGGATTTCAGCAGGAACTTAAAGAGTTTTTGCAACAAAGAGAAGATTTGCTAAATGTTTTATCAGTTGAAGACATCTTTAAGAAATACAAAATAGTCTCAGTTGAAGAACCTTTGTTTGAGCATGTATACGGAGAGTTCTACTTCAAAGGGTTTATAGACCTTGTGGTTCAAGATAGAGACACTGGTAGGTACGTTATAATCGACTGGAAGACATCTGGGCAGAAATGGAACATTAAAAAGAAAATGACTGATGAAGCTTTTCTTGCTCAAATGAGATTTTACAAATACTTCTGGGCAAGAAAGAATGAAATCAATCTTGATGACATAGGTTGTGAGTATATTGTTCTGAATAGACTTAAGAACAAAAAGAAGCCTGAATCTGGAACTGGAGGAGTTCAGTACGTAGAAGTAGATTCAACCAAAGATGAAATTTACGAATCTCTTGAAAAACTGGCAGAAACAGTTGAGAGCATTCATATTAATAAAAAGTTTCCAAAAATAAAGCATACAGGAAACGAATTTCTGGGATGTATGTTTTGCAAATTCAAAGGCGGGAGACACCCTCTTTGTAATAATAACAAAAATCAAGACACACAATTACTGTCTGAAAACAAATAACAAATAGAAATAATGGGAAAACAAAAACTAATCGACAGCATTAAAAAAAATGCGCAAAGACAAATCGAAGCTGAAATTCAAGCATCGGTTGTAAAAGAAATGTATGGTACTTCTAAGAGGGCTATAAAAAAACTTAAGAAGCAAATTTTAAAAGAGCTTCAGCAAGACATGTTTGCAGGTGATTCTAAGAAGAAGAAAAGCAAAAAGTCAAAACCATCTGATGTAGAAGAAACTTACGTACACACTAACACGGTGGATGTAGAGGAATTTACCAAAGAGACATCTAAGAAAGAAGAGACCAAAAAAGAAGAGGCCAAAAAAGAAGAACTTCCAGGAAACCTTCCTTATGTGCCAGGTAGAATATTCGAATATAGAGGATTCAAGTTCGATGTTGATAGAATGAGTATGTTCGTAACTGGAAAAAACAAAGAAGACATTAATGTGTTTAAAGATAAGCTAAGAGCTCCTTTGGACAAAATCAACGATTTGTATGAAGGCAAAGATGCGCCAAAAGTTGATGCTAAAAAAGACAACCCTTCTCCTAACTTAATTAAAGGAACCCCTCCTGGAGTTGAAGATTTGATTAAAAAAATAAAGAGCGGTAGCAATAGAGATTTAATTAACAAACATGTTTCTAAGCCAGCCCCAGCAACTGGAAGCCCAATTAGTTCATTTACACAAGGGTTCAATTTAAGACCAGGAATTTCATTCCCTACAGCAGTTCCTGCAACAAAGAATTTTGTAAAGACAACTGCACCAAAATTAACTCCAGCAAGAAAGGAAGAGGTTGAATTTTTCGTTGGAAAACTTAAAGAAGGAATTGACAATCTTGGAAAGGGAGAAAAGAACATCAACTACAGAAAAAAGGTTCTTTCACAAAAGGCGAACATTAGCCCAAACAGCGAAATCTATGTATTCACATATGAAAAGCTAATGAAGAACGCTGATGACTTCAGTCTTAGCTTCGAGTTAGACTTCGACATTTATACTTATGGTGCAAACGTTGTTAGATTCGACTTCAATATTGGAGGATTCAAATTTGATAACTCATTTGTTGAAGTTCTTGACATGGCCAAAGTTCTTGATGCTGTAGGAATGAATCTTTCTTCTTATATTGAAGAAATTGAAGAAATCAATAACAGTACTCCTAAACACAAAAAAGGAATTCTTGAGAGAGGGGCTGACAAGTTCACGCACCAGCCGTTAATCAAAGAAGAGGAGCCTAAAGTATTTGTAATTAGACCAAATACTAAAGTTGAAACTTTTATTGATGACACTAAAATTGTTAAAACACTTAACAACAATGAAATCTTCAAGATGAAAGACTTGAAAAGATATGAAGATTTCTCTGAAATAAAAGGAATTGGGGAAAAGAGTGCTAAAAAGATTACTGATAGCATCAATGATTATTTACTACTAAAACAACAATAATATGGCGTACTACACGAAACGAGATGTGCTTAATTATGTAAGTGAGAATCTAAAAGAAATCGAAGCCAAGGGATTGAGAATGCTTAATCCTGAAGCTGAGGTTATAAAAAGGATAAACGATGAAGAAGACATGGTTGGATTCTTTTGGATTGACTTCAAAGAGGGAGAGACTGATGGTGAAAAGATTAAGATGGAAGGGAAGTCTTGGTACAAGATAGACACAGACATCTATACTGACGACAGATTTGCGATTGACCTATATCAAGCTATGATTAATGAGATAACTGTTTCTGATGTCATAAGAAAGAGAAGACAAGATATGGAGATTGCTAAGCATGGTCTTATAGATGCACAGAATTTAGAAGAAAAAGTTAAAGAAAATATTAAGCAAGATGGAATTGAATGAATTAGAAAAGTTGAGAGACTACAATGAACTCGATTTGTTACACAAAATAATCGAAGTAGCTGAGAAAAGCAAAAAGAGAGTGGAGCAAAACCTTAGAGGAAATAAAACTGCTGGAGTGGACGTAAGACACGCCATGCAAGATGTGCGTCTCTTAGCTGAGATAGTTCGTGAAAACGTTCAAATGAAAAAAGGCACAAAACAAACCGCTGTCGGTGAATACAAAGGTGAAGTTATTTCTTTGACAAAATTAGAGAAAGCTATTGTTGACAAAAAAGAGAGCATCCGAAAAGAAGAAGTCTATATTAAGAGGGCTGAAAACTTAAGGAAAAAGAAGAGAAAAGAGAAGATTCAATAAGGCGAGTTTTGACTTGATTAACTCATTCAAAATTCTTACATTTAGTAATGGCAAAAAAGAAAGAAATAACCCCAGTCAGAATTAGAAAGCTGAGAACAAATTATGAACTTAGGTATGATTACCTCAAGGTTCTTACCACGTACATCAAAACGCTTCCTAAAGAACATAGAGAGATTAGGGTTGATAATGTTTTGGATGTTAATGGCGGCACCAGAGATGAGTGGGTGAGAATCATTAGAGAAGTGCAAATGGGGAATATTATTTCTTTTTTGGTGGATAACTCTATTCCATTTACATTTGAGAACCTTACTGAAGGTGAGTTGAATCATCTTAGGAAAGAATATGTTGATAGGCAGACAAGGATTTCCGATGCACTTCGCCTAAAAGAAGCGTCTCTTGTTTTTAATGACGAGGACTTCAATCACATGAAGATTCCTCCATATGACTATCAAAAACAAGCTGTAAAGTTTTTTGAGGTAAATAATGGTAAAGCAATTTTAGGTGACCAACCTGGAGTTGGTAAAACATTGCCACCAATAACATATGCATCAAAGCATAAGTTAAAAACTTTGGTTATTTGCCCAGCATCCCTTAAGTTAAACTGGAGGAAAGAGGTTTTAAATTTTAGCAATGAAAAAGCTCATGTGTATAAATACAAACCAACAAAGAGTAGTCTTAATGTTAATCATGGAAAAGATGAAAGTCTATTCCACATTATAAACTATGAATCAATTCAAAGTTATATTAAACTGGAGTATGTTCACAAGTGTCAGGGCAACGTCATTGTTCCTGGAAAAGGAACACAAAAGTGTGGTTGTGAAATAACCGACCTTACAAAGAAACACAAGAAGTGTGAAGATTGCAAAAACTCTAACTCATTCAAGACGAGAATAAAAGGAGTTGTCTTCATTCAAGATAAAGACGGTTCTATTCTTGACCCAGATGATTATGACATGGTTGTAATTGATGAGTTTCACAGAATAAAGTCTGTCAAGACGGATTGGACCCAAATCATAAAGAGGGCGTTTAGAGATACTGTCGATAAGAAGATTCTTATATCTGGAACAGCGATTAAATCAAGACCTATGGAGTTTTTCTCTGGGCTTAATTTTATGGACCCAGAAATGTGGAACTCCTCTCATGATTTTGGAGTAAGATACTGCGCAGCCTATGAAGGTAATTTTGGATGGGACTACAGCGGTGCATCCAATCTCGAAGAGCTATTTACCAGAATTTCTCCATACTTCCTCAGAAGGCTTAAAAAAGACGTTCTTTCTCAATTGCCTCCTAAGACATATACTGAGATTGAAATAGAACTTACGCCAACCCAAAGGAAAGAATATAATAAGCTCGTCAAGGAAATGAAGCTTGTTGTAAACGCTGATGGCACAGAGGAAGAGAAAGAAGAAGGTTTTCTTGAGAAAATTCACAAGTTAAAACAATTCACTGGAATGGTTAAGCTTGAGAAGATGATTCAAGATGGCGTGGTTACAGACATTACAAGTAATGATGAAAAACTTGTTGTAATGTCAGATTATCAAATCTTGGCAGAAACGCTCTACAAAGAATATAAGCACTCAGCGGTACTTCACACTGGAAGCATGAGCATGGAAGACAAGCAGGATTCTGTGGATAAATTCCAAGAGAACAAGAAGATTAATCTGTTTGCAGGCATGATTGGAGCGTCTGGTGTAGGAATTACTCTTACAGAAGCTTCTAAACTTATATTTATTGGATTCGCATGGACTCCTGGAGATATGGAGCAAGCAGAAGATAGAATTCACAGAGCCACAACTGAACATGACAACATTCAAATTATCCAATACATCTGCGTAGACACTATTGATGAAGACATTAATGAGCTATTGAAAGAGAAGTCTCAAGTAGTAAGCAAAGTTCTTGACAATAAAGACTACAGCAAGAGTGTTAGTGTGGCTGACCAGAGCATAATCAAAAGTTTGATTAATAGATTGAAATAAGTCTAACAGTTTTCCTTTTTTTGACATATTTATTGTAAACAACCGTTAATAACAAATTATTGTCATGGCAAAAAAAGAAATAAACCTTGAGCAGTTCAGAGCTATCATCAAAGAAGAAGCAATGAAACTTAACAGGAGAGCGTTGCTCGAAAACGAAAAAAACTCACTTCAAGCAGAACTCAAAGAATTGCTTGGTGAATCTTATGAAGAGCAAGAGCTTGAAATGAACACAGGCGACACCATGGACGAAGCAGCTATGGAAGAGCTTTTCGGAGGAGCTAAGAGAAAAAAGGAAAACATGAGAAATGAATTCCTTAGGTATGCTAAAATTTGGAAAGCAAAAGGAGTTGTTAGAGGAATAAATCAAGAGATGCTTGACGAACTTATGGCTCAAGCTGAAGCTGATGGAGCCATAAGT